TTAAATTGTTAATTCTAATCGGTCTGGTTCCAAGAAGTAATCCTGGAATCATAGCATCTTCTACAAATAGGGACAGATGATTAGCGGAACGACCGGCAGATGTTAAGTGAGTGGCCATTCTTTGTCCGCCTGGCACTCTTTTCCCATCATCGCCTTTCAGACTCGCTGGCGGAATTATCTGCACCTCAAATCTATGCGAACGAGCAAAATCTCTTTTGCCCATCTCTGCACGAAAATTTGCCAAGCTATTATGTGCTTGTTCCATTAAATCTTGCTCCTAGTATCTCTGAAAACAGTTTCTTTTGTTGCGCCAACAAATGCTTCAACTGGCAAGAATATTGCTGCCTTCCAATCTGTAGGATTGATTTTCATGAATTGCGATTTTACATGTGTTGTCAGATAGTGCTTGATGCACGGTCTAATTTCTGGTGCAGTCTGCAAACTGTTCAATAGATTATATGACAGTCGCATTTTGCTTGTGGGAGTTAGCGTCTTTGAATCCGCGTAATCCATAAGTTCACCTAAGACTTTTGCTCTTAGCATATAAGGTAAATAGTGGACGTTGATTCCGTAGAAACCGCCTTTAGCTGGACCGAACGGCAATACTAAAGGAAAAGTATCGTAAAACGGAAGTTCGTTTTTAAACTTAGGGTCATAGAAATACATATACATCGCGCCAATCTCTACCTTACTGGTAAGACTGCCGATATCAGATTTCAGAACTGTGTTTCCAGAAACTCTTGCGCCCACTAGGCTCTTAACGTTGCGCATATACCATTCAATGGACTTCTGTCCATCTCCTATTTGCGCACGAAGTTTCTGAAAGGCGTTATTTGATGCCATTAACGGCCCTGACCTCTATACTTCTTATAGTTGCGGCGCTTATGCTTGTTCATGGTGCTCATTTTCACACCCTTGCGGCGAGGCGCAAATATTGTCTTTGTATTTCCTGATGCTTTAGCCATTGTATAAATCTCCTTAGTCTATATTTATGCTTTAATTCCAAGTTCTTTTTCAGTTAATATCATAAATTCCCAACCATTATCTTTACAAAATTCAGTTGCATACTTCCACTTGGCTTGATTTACACCCCAGGTTAGAACCTCATTTAGAAATTGTTTAGTCTTTCTTTTAGGTATCTTAGGCTGTTCAACAAACTTAGCAGGCTTTATTTCGATTAAGTATTTTTTAATATCACCTGAGTTTTCTCTTACTTTAATGTAGAAATCTACAAAGTAACGATGAACCCTATTGTCTTTAGGTGACAAATAAGGTATTGCAAGTTCTTCTGAACCCCATTCCAGTATGTTGGGATTATTGTCACACCATTTCATAAACTTTAGTTCCCAGCTAGAACGATATATAATTCTACTAGGGTCTCCAATATACTTCTTAGGATATTGTATTTTATAGAGACCTTTCAAAGTCTCCTTCGTGTATGTCATATAAATAGTCCAAACCAAACTCAATAGGATATTTATTAAAAATGGCAGAACAGCAAAGAGAGCCGGCAAGCCCAAAGCAGTCCTCTTCTTCTCCTAAATTAGGAAGATTTAATAGAGACCGTTCGGGTATGGTGGATCCGTTTGATAAAACAAACAAAGTCTCTAAGACATTTACGTATCCGGAAAGTTTGTCTACTCGTAACGACCAAAGCGAACACACCCATTGGATAGCTTTTTATCCACTTGTTAGAGAAGGTACCAATGCGGCAAATGCGCTGGGTGCTAGAGGTACTATTTTCGAGACTTCGGGTCAACAAAGAGTTGATGCAGAACATGCGACAGCCGCTGGTGCGACACAGGGTGCAAAACTTGCCGCTGAAACATTGGGCACCGCGGCGCTTGCGGGATTAAAGGGTATTATGGGTGCCAAAGGTGGTATATCAAACTTCTTTAAGTCTGGTGCAGCAGGGTCAGCCGGTGTTACGGCAGCACTGGGTCTGGCAGCCGGCGCGGCTGCTGGTGCGGCTCTTAATGGAATAGGCGCAAGAAGATTGATTATGGGGTCGAGAGCAATTGTTTTAGGTATTCAAGACAAACTTAGTTATGCATATTCAGCAAACTATGATGTTGCTGATATGGGAGGTCTTGTTGGTGCCGCCGCTACTGGTAACTTTAGTGGAGAAGCCTCGCTAGGAGATGTGGCTACAGATGTTGGTGCATTGACAGCCAGAAAACTTGCAAGACTTGCTGGTGCTATTGGTGGAAATCAGGTTACAAACTTAAAAGAAGCCACATCAAAAACAGTAGAGAATCCATATAAAGAGCAGTTGTTCAAAAATATGGGATTCAGAAAATTTGCTTTCGAATATAAATTTGCACCCAGAACACAAAAAGAAGGTAATGATATCTTTGGTAAAGGTGGTATTATTGAGACGTTCGTTCAACATATGCACCCGGAACCTAGTAACGCTGGCGTATTTTTGATTTATCCTTCCGAGTTTTTAATCGTAATTCATCACAAGTCTGGTTTAGAAAACACCTGGGTCAGAAGAATATCGAATTGTGCCTTAACAGGAATGAATATTGATTACGGTGCAGAAGGTTTTACTACTTTCCAAGGAACTAACGGTATGCCAACAGAAGCTACTATTAGACTTGAATTTACCGAACTCGAAACACTTACAAACAAGCGTTCAAAGCTAGGATATTAATCATGACATATTTCACTAATTTTCCATCCGGCTTACTTAAAATTGGAAATGAGTATAAGTATGTCACGGATATTTTCCGCCGAGTTTACACAAACACGTTTGCTACACACTACTCAGAACTAGAGACTGTAACTATTCCTGACGGTTATACGGTTGAGCAGGTCAGCGATTTATATTATGGTTCACCCACATATCACTGGGTTATTATGATTTTAAATAACATCGTTGATATTAGAGAAGAATGGCCAAAGTCGAATGCAGATTTAGTAGAATACTGTAAACTAAAATATGGCGGACTAGAAGGATTATACGATGTTCATCACTACGAAAGTGATGAGGGCATCACGGTACAATCTAGTTATGCTCAAAATAAAATTGCAATCACAAATATCGAATATGAAGAAAAACTGAATGATGCTAAGAGAGAAGTCAAGATTTTAGAACCCAAGTATCTCAACTCATTCGTAACCAAATTCCAGACATTGATTTCAAGGTAATATAATGAGTTTTCTTAGTGTTTTAGGCGCATCTAAGCCCAAGGGAGATCCGGATTATGAGGGTGATGGAGATCTTTTTTCGAATGAAGAAGATTTCGATGAGTCGGCCTTTGCAGACCTGAATCCTGCGATTCTGCAAAAAGCAGGAGATGTTATTTACAATGAGGTGTTGTTAGTTACTAACGGCGGGATTATTGATATTAGAGATTTTGTGGTCGAAATCAATATCTATGAAGATATGTTTTCTCCTTGTTTACATGGAAATGTCATTATTCGTGATACGCAAAACTTGATTGAAAAAGTTCCTTTGATTGGGGACGAAATATTAACTCTGGATATTTCTACTCCTCAGTTGGCACAAGCACCCTACGACCCAACAAATAAAATACAAAAATCATTTGCAGTATATGCCATCAAGAATAGATTTTTGTCGAACGAAGACAAAGAACAATTATATTCTATGCACTTCATTTCTATGGAAGGCATGGTAGATAATGTGTCATATTTGTGCCAGAAGTATGAGGGAACAACAGATGAAATTGCAGCAAAAGTTTTTGAAGATTCGTTCAAAGATATTCCTAGATACTTAAACGATAAAAACACAAAGGCAACTGCTCCTAGAACCGACTTTACTATCGGTGATACACCGCATACTTCTAAGGTTTCATTTCTGCCTCCTATGTGGACACCATTTCAAATAATGGGGTATCTGTCAAAACGCGCATTGGGAACTAATGTTACCGACGCACCGTCATTTCTATTTTATGAGACGACTAAAGGCTTTTACATGTGTTCCATAAACGATTTGATTAGATCGCAGATGGAAGTTGGCTATATTGTGTCTAAATTAAAATATCGCAAGAAATATGAAGATGAACAACTAGGAGAAAATGCAATTCGATTGGCATATTCTCACGTTGAAAATTTAGAGTTTTTAACTAACGTCGATATTCTTAAAGGACAAGACTTGGGGCATTTTGCAAGTTCTCTTTTCACATTGGATGTAGTGAAAAAAGAATATGTACCAACAGCATATGACCATGGATTTGAGTTTCAGAAATATCCTCATTTAGGTAGCTACAAATCTGCGCCCGATCAAAAGGGTCTAGTCAAAGATGACAGCAAGAAATATAACTCTATTTTTCCGGCTACAGTAATTCGCTCATCTGATAGTAAAGTTTTTATTGAGACGACCCATCCAGGTGTTCTAGATAGCACAGACCCTGAATTGATGAACCTTCATCCTGAAAAATATGTCCAACAAAGAAACAGTCTATTTTCTGATATTTCTACCATGAAAATGAAAATTACTATTCCCGGTAGAACAGATATGGAAGTAGGCACAATTGTCGATTTTGATTATCCTTCTGTCGGGTCTAGCAGAAATCAGGCAACACCTGAGGAAAGCGTTCGAGACCAGTGGATAAGCGGATATTATATGATAACTGCAATACAT